ACATCAGTATCATTCAATGTAGTATCGAAATCTAATCCAGATAAAAAACTAGGAAATACATTATAAAATTTATATGTTATAATTGGATTATATTGACTATTTAATATGAATAATGTTGCATCAGAAGTCTTATGTATATCCTTAAGTTCTTCCATATTATCGGCATATGGAGAAAGACCTTGCATCCATCTAAAGATTTCTTTGTAATTTTTCATATGTTCATCAACAGGAAAGCTTAATTGAAGATCTTCAAATTGAAATCTATTACCTGGCAATTTAATTTCAACAGATGAAGGATTTGCTTGAATTGAAAGACCAATACTCAGAGAAGGTAAATTTACTCTTTGGAGAAAATATGTCATCGTTGGACAACGATTTAATACAAATAAAAATCTATTCTGTAATAAAAAGTTACTATTTTCGGGTATTGCTGGATTTGATGAATAAAAATCACCAGGCAATTTATCTTTTAAACTATCTGGTATGTTTTGTGGATTAAACATACTACTATTTATGTAATGAAAAAGGGTGGCTTTCGCCACCCTCTTCCTTATGAATCTTACAGATTAAGATTATGGTTGTGTATCAAAACCAGAATCAAGACCGTGGAGATTAACTACGCGAGTAAGTCTGTAGTAGACGTTGCTGTTCGCGTCAAGACCATCTGTGGATTGAGTGAAAGTATCACGACCCTTAGCGAATGGATTTGCGACCATACCGTAACGAGTCTTGAAGCCAATCTTGGGTTGGAAGGTATCTTGACCGACTGCACGTACCATTTGTAGAGGAACGTATGGGCAGTAGAACATACCAGCATCATATGGTGATTGACCTTTGTAACCAACCATAAAGAAGTCCACGCCAGCAGGAACGAATGGGTCAATAAAGACCTTGTATTTGCCGTTAAGAACACCAGCGAATACGTTACCAGTGTCATCAACATTTAGAGAAGTGTTGAGTGCTGGTGAGAGATTTAGGAATCCACCCATTGCAAGAGCAGAAGCGACATCTGCACTGCAAAGAATGAAGTTACCTTTACCTCTACGAGTTTCCTTGGCGATAACGTTTGCTTCACGTTCGATTTGGAACATGAGGCCACGATATCTTTCTGCTGACCAACGACCATCTGAGTCGAGTGAAAGGTCATAAGAACCACTATATGAAAGATCAGTTTGTTGTGAACCAGTCTTAGCAATGGTGTAAACTGCACGTAGAATCTCGCGGTTAATTTCATTCAAGATTTCAGTTGAAAGAATATTTGCGAGTTCTGCTTCAGCATCAAGACCGTGAACAGCCTTGAGATCTTGTGCAAGTTCTGTGGTATATTCTGCCTTGAGTGCGCGTGTACGAGCTTGTACTGCAACACGCTCAATGCTGAATGACATTTCCTTGAATGGATTGCCGCTTTCACCAAGATTTTCAGCATTCTGGGTGAGGAAACCACGGAATCTGCTGAATAGATCCTTACGAGTTGGTGATGAAGTCAAGTTACCAGTAGATGTACCAAGACCAAATGGATTGGTATATGTTGAGCCTTCTGATGTATTATTAACACCAGTTGAACCAGATGCACCTGCGAAGGATGCGATTGGTTCATCAAACATTGCCTCAAGACCTGCTTGATTATCATATCTTGAACGGAATGCAAAGATAAGACCAGTTGGAGCAGTCATTGGCTGAACGCTTGCAACGTCATAAGCAACGACGTTAGGCATTGCACGACGAACAAGGCTGATAAGAATCGGATCATAACCAGCAAGAGCTGATGTTGAAGCACCACCCTGACTTACTTGACCAGTTGCAAAATTACCACCAATTGCATTTACTGGAGCTTCGGTTAGGAAATCTTGTGCATTTTCTCTAAGAGCCTTCTTTTGATTTTCAAGAATGACGGCGGTATTACGTCTACGATGAATGTCAGTGATCTTGTCGAGTTCTGGGTGATCAATGACGGGGGACCACTTCTCAAGAAGTTGGTCATATGGGGTTAAACCATTAAAATCCATTTTACTATCTCCTATTTTCTTTTAATTATTTGGTTGCCTTGAGGTGTTTACTGATTGAGTTTACATAAATGTTCATATCATCATTAACCAATGGTTTTGATGATACTACTTCTTCAGTCAATGTTTGTTTATTTTGAGCATTATTACCAAAGTATGATTCCTTGATAATTTTTACTTTTTCCTTGAATTGATCTACTGAACCAAATTCAATAGATTCTGTCAAAGATGATAATTTTTCTACTTCTGTATCTGCAAGATCTGATGACATTTCCATAAATGCAGCAGCACATTCATTGACAAGGTTCTTTTCTTGAAGTTCCATGTTTTGTTTCATCAGAGCATTAAGATTTTCTTCAAGTTGACGATTTTCGGCAAACAGTTCATCTACTAGATCAACCTTCTCTTCAGGAATTTGAACATAGCTATTCTCAAATAGTTCTTTCAGACCATGAAGGAAATTTTCTGCGATCTCAGTACGGAAACCTTGCTCGACTTGAAGACGATTTTCTTCCATCCACTCATTTATTACATAACCTAAGTAGCCATCTACTTGTTCAGTTAAAGTTGAAGCAACAGCATTAACCTGTTCTTGAATTACTTCTTCAGAAGCTTGTAGAATCGCTTTTTCGATTATTGAAATTTTTTCATTAAGAGCTGCTTCAAAAATAGTTGCAGCCTTTGCCTTAAATTCATCAGAAAGTTCTTGACCTTCAAATAAAGCATCAACATAATCAGTAATATCTAATTGAACTGATTCTTTTTGTTCTTCCATTTCACCATCTGATTCTTCTGTGGTGTTCTTGGTTGTCATACCAGCACCTTGAGGTGAAAGAGAAGCCATATTCATTTTTGCTTGTATATCTTTTGCTAATGGTTTAGCAAACATAGGAGTAACGCCATTTGCGGCGAAAGTTCCTTTTCCTGTCGCATCTTGTACATCTTGACCTTGATTCATAATTTTCTCCGTAGTATTATTATTTATAATATTTTATTCTTGACAACGATATGTAACATTTATGTTGGAAATTTGACATTAGTCAATCTACTTCGTATAGGTGTTAAATTTCCCGTTTTAGGATTTTTAAGTAAATAATTACTTAAATATGGATTGCTACTTAAATCATATTCAGCATTAACATTTTTTAAAATGTTTCTTGCATTTAACAGTTTTGTTGCTGCGTGTCTTTGTTCAGCACTAGATAAATTCGAAATATCCGCACCAGATCCAGCAATTACATCTTGAGCTTCACTAGCAGCTTTTGCTAATAATCTTGCCTGATGACTTAGACTAAATGTTGTACTTGGATTATATTGAGATATTGATTTAAATTCACCAGATGGTAAATTTTGTAAATTACTTTGAATGGCTCCACTCATTCTTCGTATTGCCATACCACCCTTTAAAACATCGGCTCCAGATATATTTAAACTTGGAATATTTCCTCTTTTTGATGGAATGCCAACACCAGGTGTTAACATTGCCTTAATACCAATTTTTCCTATTGCACCTAATACTGGCTTATATCCGGCTATTATACCCCTTTTAATAGATCCGGTTATTTTATCCATAGTGGTTGGATTTTGCATTCTATTTAAAATATCGCCAGCTGATTGTGGACCAGTAATTCTAGATCTTATATTACGTCCAAGCTTCATCAAACCACTATTTTTTCCAAAAAAAGATGGCATTGTCTTGTCTAAACGAAATGTTCGTGTTAATGAAGGTTGAAGTGTTGGTCTTATTTGTGTTGCATTTTGCATGAAAGGCAAATTTACGTCATATATGCCTTCCATGATATCATTTCTTACTTTACAATAAATAGCATATCTAGCATTTCTGCTAGATATGCTTGATAAATTATTTGAATCTTTATTCATAGTTTTCTCAAGAAATTTTCAAACATTTTTATGGCTTTTTTTTCCATATCTTTTTTGCATGGTTTCTTTAATTCTTTTTTCATTTCTGAGAGTTCTTTTTCTTTCAAAAAACCATTGTCCCAAATCCATTCTTTACCTTCTAAAATACCATTTACGAATGCATCTGGTGCAGATGGATCAGCAACAATATCAATCGCACTTAATGTAAAATCTGGTTGAACTTCATTAATTTCATTTACTCTTTTAAGTGTACCCATACCTCTTGATGAAACACCAAGTAAAGCACCTTCATCAATGAGTGATTTCACAATCTTACCCATCGGAGTATCTAAAATTTTTGCTTTTCCCATAAAATTATTTCCATCTTGATTTAATTCTACAATCATGTGAGAAACACGATCAAGATTTACAGATGGACCTGATGGGTGATTTAATTCACCAAGAGAACGCTTCTTTAGAACACATTCTTTGACATATCTTCTACATTCATTTTCAAGAATATTGATGCTATATTTTCTTCCATTACGATTCACAGTCTCACCCTGCATCATAATACCTTCAATGTAATAATTTTTACCATTGTCGGTAGCCTCAACAAGAGTCTTTACATTTTCAATTGTTTCTGTGATTAATTTCATGAAATGCCTTATTTTTTATATTTTTTATGTTTCTTTCCACATGATTCACAAGTTTCTTCCATATCTTCACTTTCTTCTTCGTCTTCGCTATCTTCCTCATCTTCCATATCGTCTTCTTTTTCTTCTTCAGAAAGAAGTTCTTCTGCGATTTCTGCTATTTCTTCTTCAGTCAATTCTTCACCTAATTCAGTTTCAATTTCTTCTACTATTGCTGTTAATTCATTTAAAAAATCTTCATTAACATCTTCGTCATCTTCGTCATCTGCTTCATCTGCGGCAAATTTCATAGATTCTTCTGTATTACCATTATTATTTAAATCTAAAAAATCAGGTTTAGGTTCGTTAGAATCTTCTTCTTTATTCTTCTTCTTTTCTTCGTAAATTTCTAATTCTTCCTTAGTCATGAAAACAGTTGGTGCATATTCTTCAAGACTTTCTTCTAATCTTTGACCAAGTTTTGCATATAGACGTTCATTCAAAACATCTTTTGCTTGAGTCAATTTATTTTCAAGTATAAGGGGTAAAAGATCATTAAATTTGTTCATTTTGGCTCCTAGATTTATTTCTATTATTATTTATTTTTTTGTATTTTTCAGACACTACATTCAATAAATTATTTATTGTTTTTGTATCTTTAAGTAAATTTTTAATGCTTTTTGTATCATTATTGGCAAATTTTTTCACTATTTCAAATTGACCAGGATTTATATTTACTTTACTTCTATCTCTAAAAAAAATTGTTATTGGTACTTTAAGTGGCTTTTTTTCTTTGAAAAGCTTTGTAATTCTTTCCTTTTCATGATAATAATATATCATTGAGAAGGTTCCTGTTCTTGTGGCGGACCTTGCATAAGCTGCTGTTGTGCTTGTGCTTGAGCCGCTATTGCTTGTTCTTGGGATATTTCAGCATCTATTTCACGCATAGTCTCATCACTCTGTCGTAAAATATGCTTACGAATATACTTGGATGAGAAATATTTTCCTTCATATGATGCTAGAACATTTAACATATCAACTTTTTCTCTCAAAAGTTCATTTTCTTTCAACTCTGTGAAATATGAATCCTTTGTATAATAGAAATTGATATCTTGATATATCTTTTCCCAATCATTTAAAGTACATATACCTTTAAGAATAAGTTGCTTTTTCAAAAGATCAAGGAATAATAAAGAAAATCTTGCTCTTAATCG